AGAATGTTTGGGTTTGTGTCACAATATACCATAAACTTACGTTCCCAGAGAGAACGATAAATTATGTTTGTTGGATCACCCTTGTATTTTTTTGGATATGATGGTTGATATTTTCCCTTATATGACATCTAAATACTTAATAATGTAGGCTCCATTAGAGATATTTAGATGGCATCGCCAAAGAACCTGGTACAAGAACCAAAGATGAATGTCCTTAAATCAAAGGACATTGCTAAACCATCTCTTACTAATTATTATCAGGTTTATATTTCTGGTGTAACTGACGAAGTATTAAAGTATATTACCAAAAATTATGGAGTTCCAAAAAATTGGATTAGTGAACAAGCAGGTTTAATGTGTGCCGATGCATCTTTACCAACAAGTTCTTTTGCTACTGCTGAGGTTAAAGACAATTTTCATGGTATTAATGAGCAATATGCCCACACAAGACTATATGTAGATACTGATTTTACTTTTTATGTTGATAAAAATTATCAAATGATTAAAGTTTTTGAAGGATGGATGGATTATATTTCTGGAAACAATATAGAACAGTATGGACAAAACGATCCAAAATATTTTAGAAGATTTAATTATCCTCTTGGTCCTGGTGGATATAAATCTAGTTCTCTTTACATTACTAAGTTTGAAAGGGATACAAAGAAATTAAATGCCCCAATGTTGACTTATCAATTTTTTAATGCTTTTCCCAAATCAATGTCTGCTATTCCTGTTTCTTATGGACCAGCAGATACTTTAAAGGTAACAGTTTCTTTTGCCTACGACAGATATATTATTGATCAAGGAAGAGGAAATGGACAAGGATCGACAAATACACAAGGAGAGACTCCTGTTAGAAAAGAAACAGATCAACAATTTTTAGATAGAAATCAAAAAAGAGAAGAAGAAAATCTAGAACCTATTACAATAAATTCTTTTCAGAATAGGTAATAAATAATTTTAACTGAATTTCTATAGGTTATTATGCCTTTACCAAAGATCTCCACGCCAACATATGAGTTGGAATTGCCCTCTACTGGAAAGAAAATTAAGTATCGTCCTTTCCTTGTAAGAGAAGAAAAAATCCTCATCATGGCACTTGAGTCTGAAGATATGAAGCAGATATCAAATGCTATCAATACAGTTATCACCGAGTGTATTCTCACACGAGGTGTAAAAATTGATGAACTATCTACTTTTGATATTGAGTATCTCTTCTTGAATATTCGTGCTAGATCTGTGGGAGAAACTGTCGAAGTTAATATTACTTGCCCAGATGATAATGTCACCAAGGTAAAAGTAGAAATTGATCTAGACTCTATTAAAGTTGAAAAAGATCCAAAACATTCGAATGTTGTTAAGTTGGATGATAATCTTTCAATCCAAATGAAGTATCCATCACTTGCCCAGTTTGTGGAAAACAACTTTGAGTATAGTGAGTCTGGAAGTGGCGTTGATAAATCCTTAGATGTCATCATTGCCTGTATTGGGCAGGTGTTTACCGAGGATGAGTCTTGGGCAGCATCAGACTGCACCAAGAAAGAACTAAAAGAATTTGTGGAACAAATGAACACAAAACAATTTAAGGATATTGAAGAGTTCTTCAACACCATGCCAAAACTTTCACATATTGTTAAGGTTAAAAATCCAGAAACAAATGTTGAGAGTGAAGTCGTTCTAGAAGGGTTAGCAAGTTTTTTCAGCTAGCGATGGCGCATGAAAGTCTTGAAAATTATTATAGAACGAATTTTGCCCTCATTCAACACCATAAATATTCATTGACTGAGATTGAGAACATGATACCGTGGGAGAGAGAAATTTATGTTACTCTTCTCCAACAGTATATTGAAGAGGAAAATCTAAAACAGCAGCAGAGTGGCATTTAGTAGTCAGGCATTCACAGCACCATCACTAAAGGCAAAACCAAAACTAGGAAAAACTACTGTTTCTTCCTCGATATTTCGTGGCGAGTCACCACTGGTAGGTAAATCAACCACAATCAAAATTCCAAAGGGAATGCAGATTGGTGCTCGTGCTAGTTATGTTGATCCAAAATACTTAAAGAAAGAGTCTGCTCCCATAGAACAGACTCTGGTAGAAACTAATAATATACTTGTAGAAATTCAGAAACAACTTTCTTTGGATTTTGCTTATAGAATAGCAAAAGAAGAAAACGAAGTAAAGAAAATAAGAAGTGCTGCCGATAAAAGGAAAAGAGGAAAAGCAGAAGAGGGTGTTGAGTCTGTAAATAAACTTGGAGCAGTAATAGGAAGACAAGTTGATAAAGTCACTGCTCCAGTTAAAAATATATTTGATAGAATACTTCAGTTCTTTGGAGCACTGGTTGGTGGATTTTTAATCAACCAAGGACTGAAGTGGTTAAGCAAACCTGGTAGTATAGAAAAAATACAAGGATTTTTTGATTTTCTGGCAAAGCACACAAATACCATTTTAATGGTTATTGGTGGAGTCTTAATTTTTAAGGTTGTTAGAAAAATTACAAGACTATATCGCGCTCTTCGTGCTATCAGTAGATTTGTAACTGGAAGAGGTGGTGGTATTGGTGCTGAAGGTGGGAAAGGTGGTGGTCTATTCAGAAATGCCTCAGGTGGAAGAAGGGGTGTAACAATAGGTAGAGAAACTAGATCTTTTTATACTGGAACTGGTGGAAGAACAGGACCTGCTCAATTTGATGCTGCTGGTGGTAGAAAAAGTATAGATTTAGACGTATATACAAGAAATAAAAATCCTTTATCAAAAGGAATTCAACGAGCCGATGTAGGTTTACAAAAACTCGGATCGGGAATGATGAAATCTATGGGTATGGGTCCTGGTGCTAAAGGTATTGGTGGATTGCTGAGACCTTTATTTAAGAGAATACCTTTCTTTGGAGGTTTGATTGATTTCGTCGTATCATTGGCTTTGGGAGAACCCGTGGAGAGAGCAGCAGCAAAATCCATTGGTGCGATGCTTGGAGGTGCCATTGGTTCATTTGTTCCTATTCCTGGTGTTGGAACAATTCTTGGTAGTGTAATTGGTGATATGCTGGGCGGAACTGTTTATGATATGGTAACCGGTGGTGGACAAGATCAAGAAAACTCTGGTTTAGAAATGAACCGTGGTGGAACAATTCCGGGACCAAACGTGAATAAGGATATTGTTCCAATCTTAGGAACTCCTGGAGAAAAAGTAGTTCCAAGAGAAGAAAGTAGAAAATTCGGACCATTTGTTGATGATATGATCCACAGTGGTGGTGAACTTTATAGAAAGATGATCGAAGCCTTGAAAAAACAAGAGGCAAACAATGAAATCTTTAAAGAAGCAAATAATAAATTTGAAACCGTCTTAAAAGATTATGATGAATTTGTTAAAAAAATGAAATTAAAAGAGACTGATCCAGCATTATATGAAAAAATATATGGAAAGGGTGGGGGAGTTAGGCGCCGTTCATTGTCACCAATGTCCACTTCAAGGATGAATGTAGGAAATCTTATGTCATCTGGTATTGATAGATCTCCTGGTGATCCAATGGATTTCGTTGGAGAAATTAATGTCAATCTTAAACAACCAAGAATGGCAACTAGAACTCTAACTAAACAATCCAGTTCTTCACCGTCAGTTGCTGTATTGCCACCAATCAACATGGGAGGATCTCAAAATCAACCAATATCGGGAACGATGACTGCTCCAGCATCTCAGGGAAATTCTTTCCCGATTGTTGATGCCGAAGACCCATCCAACTTCTATGTTGCCTATGCCATGATGGAATTATTGGGGGCTTGATAAATGGAAGATCAAAATACAACAGCACAAGTAGAACAACTAAAAATTAATGTTACTAATATCAAGAGTTTCTTAGTCAAGTCTAACACTGGTATAAAAAGAATTGACTCTAGAAAGAGTGCCTTACTCAGTAACGAAATTCAAAATAAGAAAAAACAAGAGGCAGAACAAAAAGCAGAGAGACCATCAGTTCCAGGGTCGGGAATTGCTAAAAAGATATTGTCAAATGTTGTTGGGATGGCAAGGAGCATTAAAGATCGTATTTTAGACTTTTTTGGGTATTTACTTCTTGGATTTATCGTTGATAAGTTGCCGCAGATCATTGATGGAATTTCTTCCTTCTTAAAAACCGTTGCTCCAATTGTTACTGGAACCGTAAAGGCATTGGGTGCAATAGCGAATGGAATAGGATCTGTTTATAACAGTATATCGTCTTTGTTTGATCCAGAAGCAGCAAAGAAAAATATACAGCAGTCGGAAAAAGAATTACGCGGACTTGATCGTGAAATGGATGATGATGTTTCCGTTCCAATGATGCCGTTTGTTCCGATGGCACCTGGGTCAATGTTCCCACAACAAACACCACAGGCATCACCACAGATATCTCCAGCACCAACTTCTGGCACAGAAATTCCAAAAATACAAAAAAGAAATAGGGGTGGATCTGTTAATTCGGCATCTAGACCAAATCAACAACCAAAGAGATCGTCTGTTGGCAATGAAAAGACAAATCCACTAAGACTGTTTGCAAAAACAACGGAGGATAATACTGAGAGTATTACTGTATATGATAAAAACATAGGAAAATTTGAAGAAATAGTCAATGTTTTAAAAACGATTAAAAAATTTGGTGGTAAAGATGAAAAACCTAAAGATGATAATCCCCCTCCTCCAGGGGGTCGTCCACCAATTGATCCTTTTTTAACTCCAGTTGATGTTAATAAAGATGATATTCTTGGAACTGTTGGAAATACAGGAAACAGCTTTGGTCCTCATATACATATTGAAAATTATTCTTCTCCAGGATCAGAAATACCCAGATCTGTTGCATCAAGAATTTTAGTTGGTGGAAACCCAATGACTTCTGGAACAAAAACATCTGGAATTGGATGGAGATGGGGTAGAATGCACAATGGAGAAGATTGGGATCAAGATTGGGAGAACCAGCCAATTTCTTTGACTGGTGGTCTAAAATATGTTCGATTTATTCCCATGGGATCCGATGCAACTTTTGCTGGTTATGGGAATGTCGTGGTTATTGCTGATAATGATAAAAAAGCAACAAAATATTTCTTAGCACACTTAAATTCTGGACCAAGAAATGAAGCGGCATTAAGGAAAAGACAAACTGATCCTGTGGCTAAGGCAGCAGGAGATATTCTTAAATCTCTTGAAAGACCTGGATCTAATATTTCTCCAGTAGAAAGCAGAAATGGTGCTCTTCCAATATCAGTTCCTCTTGGAGAATTGGAATCAAAAATTCTTATTCAACCAATTATAGGACCTGGTAGTCCTGGTTATGGAAATGGGAGACCACAATCCAATCAACCACAACCAATGTCACCAGTTTTTAATTGGAATAATAAAAATAAATCTAATCTACTAGGGATACCATAATGTTAGAAGCACAAGAAGTAAAATACGAAGAGTTTAAGATCATCTCACAAGATGGTTCTAATGCTGTGGATATCTACAGTGGCAAGTTTAGAGTTACAAGTTTCAACTACTATGAAACTATACTCTCTCCTTTTATTACTGGAAATGTTACCATCGTTAGTACAACAACTGCTGCCAAGTCTAATGAAGACTCGCAGCAAAGAGAAGGATCTTTGTATAGTTCTTTACCACTTAGTGCCGGGTGCGTAATTACTGCAAAAATTAGAGCAGGTGTTGGAGAACAAGTTAATTTATTAGATTTTTCATCAGATGCATTTAAGAGACTTTATATTACCGAGGTTCTGATCCTCGATAAGAGTTCTACCAGCGAAACTATCATTCTTAAATTTGTTTCTCGTATTGCCTGGTTGAATGAAACTACCAGAGTTACTAAGAGTTATAAAGGAAAAATAACAGACTCTGTTCAAAAAATACTCACAGAGAATCTAACTATTGATAGTAATAAGATTGCAATAGATTCTTCTGCAAACTCATATTCGTTTACAGGAATGAGAAAGAGACCTTTTGATTTGTTAATCATGTTGGCAAAACAAACGGTTCCAGCAAGTGTATCAAATCCTGGATATTTTTGTTATGAGACTAAATCTAGATTTAATTATGTTTCCGCAGATCGTTTGATAAAACAACCTGCATATAAAGTTCCATACGAATATAATGGAGGTGTTAATTCCTCGTTCGAGTTAAAAGATAATTCAAATAACTTCAAAGTATTGTCATTAACAACTACGAAGGACCAAAGTCTTTTATCTCAGATCAGAACTGGAATGTATGCTACTAAAAATGTTTTCTTCAATCCATCTAACCTAAAATTTACTGAGATTGACATCTCTGTTGTAAATGATAAAGAATTTTCTTCTCTTGCCAAAAAACCAAACCTACCAGGAATATTGGCAGCAGATTTTAATATTGGAAAAAGATATCACAGAATTCAAAGTGCTGTTTTGGATGTTGGAGCAAATGAAGCAAGTTTAAATGTCAATAATAGTCCAGAATTATATTATGCTGCAGGAACCGCAAGATATCAAGTTTTGTTCTCGCAAGAACATTCCATAGCAGTTCCATGTAATCTAGATTTGGATGCTGGCAACAAAATCAAATTAAATATAGAAAGTGTATCATCAAATAAAGAACAAGGTGTAGATCAACGTCAAAGTGGGGAATATATAATAAAAAGTCTTTGCCATCATTTTGAACCAAATAAAGCAGTTACATCAATAAATTTAATTCGTGATTCATACGGGTTGCACTTTACCAAAGATAACTAATGGACTCCATCTCATCTTCTAGTTTGAATTTTTATGGTGTAGGAACCAATGAGTTTCTTGGAATTGTTTTGTCTGGAAACTCGCAAAAGGATCAACTATCAGGTCTTGCTGGATGGGGATACAGATATAGAGTTGCGATTATGGGATATCACCCAGATGATACAACGCTAAAGGATGAAGAAATTACATATGCTATTTGTGCTCTTGGAACTTGCGATGGATCAGGTGCTGGGGGAAGATTAAGAACGCCAAAAATATCTCCAGGAGATGTTGTTCTTGGTAAATTTTTAGATGGTGAAAAGAGACAGATACCAATGATCACTAATGTTCTGGGAAGAACTTCTGGTGTTAAATATGGATCTGGAAGATTTGAAGTCAAAAGTGGATTTAGTGAAGAAATAAAACCAGGAGGACTTGGACAACAGGAATACAGTCAGCAAGATAATGTTGTTTCTGGAACTTTAAAGAAACAACAACCACCAAAGGGTGATGCTGGTAAAAATGATGAAGAGAGGAAAAAAGAAACTGCTGCCCTTATCGAAAAACAAACAGGAGTTGAACCTGAAGCGGCAGTTGGTGTATCGGAAGCAAGACAACAAGCTCTTAATCGTGATAATCCATCTGAACCTCTTGGAAGTAGTGGAAACCGAGTAAAGGATTCTACTTCTTTAGACCAAGTAATATCTTCTAGTAAAAATGGAGTGTCTACTATTAATACTGATATTGCCCCAACGCAAGCACAAAAAGATGCCGCTTTTCAAAAGGGATTGGTATTTGTACCATACAGTCCAAATAGTACCAGAGGAAAAAATGCTCCTGAAGGGGGAAGATTTGTTCCATCAGGTTTGGGTGACTATTGATAAATATCAAAACGAGGAGGTAATTTAGAGAATGGCAGAAGATAAGAAAATAGTTAGAAGGTTTGAAAAAAACGGTCAAAAATATTATATTGAAGAGACTAGTTTGGGTCTCGTAGTTTTTCTTGAAGCATCTGATGCTGACTATAATTATGCGGGAAAAATAAATAGTCAACTTCCTACAGGTATTAAAGGAACGACCCAAAAGTATGTCCTTATGGGCGAATATAGTACAGTACCGGGAGTTAATAGGTTTGTTTCTGTTACTGAGTCATATCGTCCCACTGTAGGGGGAGAAACTACATTACAAGAGTTTGACAGTGCTTTTGCATCCAAACTAGATACTCTTTCAAATACTAATATTAATGAAATTCTTAAGATAGAGCCTATCACACAAAAAGAATACCTTGAAGATATTAGAAAAACAAAAGGAGAAGTACAATCAGAAACACAACCAGGTCAAGTAGAATCCGAGCAAAAAGTACAAGAAACACCATCTCAGGAATTTATAGATCATGCCACAGAAATGGCAGAACTTGGAGTATTGGATCCAGCAGTTAAGGAAATTATTTGCGCTAATTATCCCGACTTATGTGCCGAACTTAATGCCACAGTTGTAATACCATATAACAAACAAACTCCAGAACAATTATTAAAATCTTTAAGAGAAAAACAAAGACAGAAAAATATTAAAGATGGTAAAATTGCTGCCACTTGCCCAGCACTTTCAGATACAACAGGAAAAACAATTCTTCTTGCAGATCCCTGTAAGGATAACTTCTTCGCCAAAGTAGAAGCACATCTGACTAATTTCTTTGACAAAATTACAAAACTTGGTTCAAAGATTTTAAATTTCCCACAAGAACTTAAGACTGTTGTTGGTCAAATCGGTAGAGCTGCAAGTACTTTTGTTGGAACAATGGTCTCTAAATTGACAAAAGCGATTAATAAGTTTATAAGTAATGGACTTGCAAAATTAACCCAACAAATATTCAATACGGTTGCTGCTCCTGCTCAGGCACTATTAAAAATTGTTGGTATAGAAGAAGACTTATTAAATCCAGTCAAAGCACTTAACAAAGCTCTTGCTTGTCTGGCAACAAAAATTACACAGGCACTCACAAGTGTAATTGAAGACCTTATTATGGGAATGGTTAGAAATGTTCTTAACGTCCCCACCTGTGCCGTTCAGCAGTTTATAGGTGCTTTGACAACAAAAATTATTAATCTTATTGACTCTGCCATAACTCCATTGCTTGGTCCAATTAGTAAAATTCTTGGTGCGGTTTTTAAGGTAAAAGATTTCTTAGTTGGTGCTGTTAAGACAATTAGAAAAGTTTTAAGTTTTCTTAAGTGTGGTGAAAAAGAAAAATGCCCACCAAGTAGAAAATACATTATTGATAGGGGTGTAAAGAATGACAGAAAGGAAAAAGAGCAAGAAGATTTACTTGATAAAATTAATAATTTCTCTCTAACAGAGACTGTCGGACAAGGTATTAGTAACTTCGAAAAAGAGTATGGTAGTTGGGATATTTTTGGATCTGGTCCTGGAGCAGGAGATTCTGGAATTGGTGGATCAAACTGTAATACTGGAAATGCATTTGCTTGCGGAGCACCAAAAGCTACATTTTTTGGTGGGGATGGAATTGGTGCTTCAGGAAAAGTTATTTTGGGTAAATTTATGAAAGAATTTGACACTGATAATATTGGTGGAGATATTAAAAGAACCGCAAGTGTTATTGGTGTAGAAATTTCTGATCCTGGATCTGGATATACTGATGCACCATTTGTATCATTTGATGACAATTGTGATCGGGGATATGGTGCTTATGGAAAAGTGGTTATTGATACAAATATTAATTCTCCAACATACGGTCAAGTTACTTCAGTGATTATCGTGAGTGAAGGTGAAAATTATCCTGCAGAAAATGAAGAAGAATCTTACATTAGGGATGTAATTATTGAAAATCCAGGAGTAAATTATGAAGATGGTGATGATTTAGAAAATGATGATTTAGAAATAACTGTTGATAACGGTGTGATTTCTAGTGTTGCGATTAAGAAACCGATTAAGTATACTGACTTACCGAAACTAAATATTAGAACAGAGACTGGATATGGTGCTGTACTACGACCAATTATGACGACTAAACAGCCACCACAAAGAGAAATACTTAGACGTATTGATTGTGTATCATGAGCGAATATCCAAGATACTTAGAGTCCTTTGGACCAAAATTATATGTTGAAACTGGAAATGAGGTTGTAGGATATGCTGGAAAAACAGCATATCAACTAGTTTCTGTCAATGCTGATGGATTAAGATATAACCAAAGTTTTCATGAAGGTAGTGGACTTGCCAGATTTAATACTGATAGTAAGTTTCAGTTTGAATGTGGTGATAAAGTTAAACCAACTGATGTTGCTTGCCTTTTTACTGCTCACAAAGGTGGTATTGAATTCACTGCTGAAGATGGAATTATAACCTTTAAAGCAACTCAAATTGTTATTGAAGGTGAGGAAGAAGTTGTAATTCAAGGAAAAAATATCAGACTTGGATATCAAGAAGAAGGTGCTACTAAGAATATTCGTATGTTGGGTGATGATGTAGACGCTCCTTATGCAAAAGAAGGAAAACTTTCAGCTCTTCTAATGCAAAATAGCAATATGCTTGCTCTAGGCAATGCCTCAATATTTACTAAACCATTTGATATTTTGAAAACCGTTTTAAGTCTAGCTGACGTAGGATAGGAGAAAACAAATGGGATTAGTTCCAGACAGATATACTTTTGGTTCGGGTGATGATTTTGTAGAAAATCTGACGATTTATGGAAAGTTAGATTACGATTTTACCAAATATCCACTAAATCTTGGTGACTTAAATGTAGGTGGGAACGCAACTTTTTCTGGCATCTCTACATTTACTGATGATATAAACATCATTGGAAGTTTATTCGTTGACAATCTAACGATTAATAATAGGTTAGATGTTGGTGCTGGTGGAACAATATTAACATCATCAACTGGAAATATTGGAATAGGAAGTCAATTTCCAACTCAAAAATTAGATATAGGTGGAAATATTGTTCTGAGTGGAAATATTGGAATTGGATCTTATATACCACAACAAAACCTTGATGTTGCAGGAAGTATTAAAATTGATGAGAACATATATGATTCTTCTAATAGTGCTGGTTCAATAGGTGCATATCTATCAAGAGATGAGTCTGGTATTAGATGGACTGATGTAAGTTCTGCTACCGAAGGACTTGGTGTTCTCGCTTACAACGAGGGTGTATTAATTGGTATTTCTACCTTTATAGGGTTAAATTTAAAGACCGGTATTAATACGAGTGGAATATTATCAGACACTATTCAAGGATTTATTAATCCATCAAATTCAAGTATTTTAGATCTATTTGTATATGATTATTGGGGAAAGACTGCCAGTAATGATATCTACAGAAACACTAAGGTTGGTATTAATCAAGCAAATCCAACTTATTATTTGGACGTTACTGGTGATGCCAGAATTACAGATGCTTTAACTGTTGATGGATCTGTAATTTTTAATGATACTTTAGATGTAAATGGCATTACTCGTGTTAATTCTGTTACACAATCTACAAGTAAAGACACCGGTGCTCTTGTAGTTACAAATGGTGGACTAGGTGTAGAGGGGAATGCATATATTGGTGGAAATATTAATGCTCAAGGAACTTTATTCGCAGGTGATACTGCTACATTTAATAGTGCAATTATTGTTAGTGGAACTGCATTTATAAATTCAAACATTGATGTTGATGGTATAGCAACACTTAATAGTTCTTTAGACGTTGATGGACCGACAACACTTAATAATACTGTAGACGTTGATGGTGCCACAACACTTAATAGTTCTTTAGACGTTGATGGACCGACAACACTTAATAATTCTTTAGATGTTGATGGTGCCACAACACTTAATAGTTCTTTAGACGTTGATGGACCGACAACACTTAATAATTCTTTAGATGTTGATGGACCGACAACACTTAATAATTCTTTAGATGTTGATGGACCGACAACACTTAATAGCAACTTTTATGCCAATGGTGATGCAACTCTTGGTGCATCTTTATTTGTAATCGGTCAATCTATTTTTTATAGCCCTGTAGAAATTAATGGGCAAACATCTATTAATTCTGGATTAGATGTTGATGGAATAACCGAATTGGGAAGTAATCTTAACGTTACTGGTAATGTTCTATTTAACTCCGAATTACTTGTTAATGGAGAAGCAACGTTTGACAATAATATAGTCGTTAATCAATTAGGACAATTTAATAATACTACACAATCTACTAGCTCGTCTTCTGGATCTGTCGTTGTTTCTGGTGGGGTTGGAATTGCTAAAAATCTAAATGTCGGTGAAGGTTTATCAGTTGTTGGTGTAACTTCATTAGGCGATTCCTTAGATGTTGATGGTGCCACAACACTTAATAGTTCTTTAGATGTTGATGGAGCAACAAATCTCAATAGTTCTTTAGACGTTGATGGAGCAACAAATCTCAATAGTTCTTTAGACGTTGATGGAGCAACAACATTAAATTCTTCGTTCCAAGTTGTTGGAACTGCTGGAACTGTTTTAACGGCAACGGAATCAGGAAACATTGGATTTGGAAGTACAACTCCATCACAAGAAGTTGATTTTAATAGTGATGTTCGCTTCCAAAAAGCAATTTATGATAAGGATAATAATGTTGGATATAGAGATGAATACTACGAAGTACCTAGAAATGTATTAACGACGGTTGGTGTTGATACTACAGGTAATGTTATTGGTGGAAGATTTTATGACGCAGCGAATCTCATTAGACTTAATTTGGATTTTATTGCAAATGAAGCTATTGGATTTTTAACAAGTACAGATTATAAAAATCCAGCATTTGTAATTCCAACAGGAAATCCAGATGATTGTAAAGATGATATTAAAGATATTCTAAAATCAATTACTTATGATATTACTAGAGGTGGAAACTCTCGTTGTGTTGGTGCTGGTTTATCTTATTATAATGGAGAAACTCTCCAACACATTACTGGAACGGATGTAAATGGATATAGCGTTAAAGAAGCAACTATTGTTGCTATTACAACTGCAGCACAAGTTGCCAGATATGTCATTAATAACTTAACACCACCAATATCATATCAAGGTATAAGTTCTGTTTCTCTTATAAAAGATCTATCATTACAGGATGATCCAGATTATCAATCTAACATTGATCCTGATGGATGTGCAAATGTTGTTTCTGCAATTACAGTTTGTGCCGGAATTGTTACTACGATTATTGATGTTGGATTTTCAGCATCTGGTATTACTACAACTTATCCAGATGGAAAAGTTGTTTGGGGTCCACCTGGTGCTGATTCTAAAAATATCATTTATGTATCTAAGTATGGTAATGATGACAATAATGGTAGAACAGAAGGGTCTGCGAAGTTAACCATTGGGGCAGCAGCAGCAATTGCACAACCGGGCGATACAATTATGGTTCGCTCTGGTGTCTATGGTGAAAATAATCCTATTGGTTTAAGAACAGACGTTACGGTCAGTGGACAAGATCTCCGCCTTGTTACAATATACCCTCAAAATAATGATGACATCTTTTATGTTAGGAGAGGATGTTTAATTGAAAATCTCAGTTTTGCTTACAGTAAAGATCCATATGATGATGTTGCGCCCGTTAGTATTACTGGTGCTGCTGTTGCTTTCCCACCACCAGCAGGAATTGGTAGTGCTAGAAGTGGATTCTTAGATGTTGGACCAGCAAATGAAGGACCAAGCGGTAGATGGAGATCTCCATATATTAGAAACTGTACAAACTTTATGACCGATAGTATTGGTATGAAAATTGATGGTAATCATGTTTCTGCAGCATTTACAGGCACCAATAATCTTGGTCAAGATCTTAAGTGTATGGTTTGTGACTCATTTACTCAATATAATGAAAATGGTATTGGAGTTTCAATTACAAATAATGGATATGCTCAGTTAGTTTCTATCTTCACAATTAACTCCAACATTGCCATTTATTGTGATACTGGTGGATCTTGCGACCTGACAAACTCAAACTCTTCCTTCGGTAATTATGGTCTTTATGCTGATGGTGTAGGTGCGGTCGAATTTACAGGTATAACAACAGGGACTGTTGTTGCCGAAGAAGATACCTTTACTTTCTTAGAGGTAAAAGATGATCTTGATAATGTAAGAAAACCATTTGACGGGCAAGCAGTATTCTTTAAAATTGATCTTGCAGACTACACTGATGTTGGTGGAGCTACTGGAATTGTAACAGAACCTCTGAATTTAATAAGAGAGATACAAGTTACCAATGGTGGTTCTGGATATAGTCAAACCTCACCACCAATTGTTTCTATTACTAGTCCTTCTGGACCAGAATCTATTCCTGCTGAGTTATCGGCAAATGTATCTGATGAGGGTGTACTAACTTCAATTGATGTAATTTCATCAGGAAGAAACTTTTTACCAGATCAGACAATTGAAATTACTATTTCTGGTGCTGTTGGTGCTGGAGCATCTGCACAAGCAATCACTGATCCAATATACTATACGGTTAGCACTGCAACAGAACCAACTTCTGTTGGATTAACGACGGTTACTTTTAATGAAGTTGTTCCTTATGCAATTTCTACTAATGTTGGAGTTGAATTTAGAAGAATCAGTCGTATTATCGCAAGCGGAATTACCTTTGAGTATGTTGGTGCTGGAGTAAATATAAATAGTGCAAACCCCTTCCAGGGGGGTGTGCCTATCCCAGAAAATGAGATCGTTGCGATAAATGGAGGACAAGTTCCTTTCACTAGTACAGACCAAAAAGGTAATTTTAAAATCGGGGAGGGACTGACAATCGATCAAGCTACTGCAACTATTAGTGGTAGAGATTTTACAAGAGCAATACAAGCAAACTTAACACCATTGATACTTGCTTTGGGGGGATAATATAAAAAATGGCAGTCGCACCAATTAATAAGTTTATATCAGTTGCTGCTCCAGTTGCTCCAGGAGAACAGTTGTTATATGAAGTTCCAACGGGAGTTTCCTCTATCTTATTGTATGCACAAGTATCTAATGTTGGTATCGGAACATATCCAACCGTTAGTTTTATTCATAGAAGAGAATCAAGAAGCACAGGAAATACAAGAGATATTAGAATTATTAAAGATGCAGAAGTTCCACCAAATGATGCGATTATATTGATAGATGGGAGATTAGTTCTAGAAAAAACCGTAACAACTTTAGATCGATTGTATATAAATGCTATTCAAACTGGAATAGTTACAATCACCAATGTTGAATATCATGAACCAACAGGGGTTACTACGATAACAACTTTAACAGAACATGGGTTTACGGCGAATTCAGAAATAGCAATGTCTGGAATTGCTATGACTTGTCCTAGTGGATCTGGCATTACTACCACTATTTTCCCAAGTCCACAAAAATCATATGTTGTGGATAGTATTGTTGATGATGTTGGGACCTCAAAAACATTTACAACAAATGTGGGTAGTGCAAATGGCATTTCCCACACATATGTAAGTGGTGGTTTAGTCGGTCCTTTACAACTTGAATTTATTGGAAGCATACTAGAAAACTCAACAGTTTGATGTAGAATGGCAAAATATTTCAGTAATCGTGTAAAAAGAACACCACAATCTGCAATATCAACTGATAGATATCAGTATCTTGGACTAGATCAAGCTGAGCCTCATTTGGGATATCCCGGAGAAAAGCAGATACCACTTTCTCCAAAGTATTATAGTTTAGTTACAATTGAGAATGGCGAAGATAGTGATAGGTATTGGCAAGAACAGTCTGGATTAGCTCCTGGCGGTATTACTATTTTTGATGAAGGATTTCAAATTGGCGTAGCAAATAGTGTAACTAAACTAAACTTCGTTGGAACTGCTATTACAGCGTCCGTTAGTGGTGACATTTCAACAATTACTGTTTCTGCTCCGGGAAATTCTGGAGAAATTATATTTAATGATTCTGGAAATTTTTCAACAGATACTTTATTTGTATTCAATCCTCTCAATAATTCCATTGGTATTGGAACTACAAATCCTCAGGCTAATGTTCATATTGAGGGAAGTTTAAAACTAACAGAATCTCTATATGATACAAATAATTTAGTTGGAACTGCCAATTCTATTCTGGTTTCAACTGGTGCTGGAGTTAGTTGGAGTAATGTAGAGACTGTTTTTGGATTTGAAAGAATTGTATATAATTTTGTCTCTGAGCAAGATCAAACTACTTTCCCAATAACATATACTCTTGGTAGTAACGTTGATGTTTATTTGAATGGTGTTCATTTAACATCTGGAGAATATACCTTAAGTGGTGGCGATAGCATCATTCTCAACGATCCTTTAGATGCTGGTGAAAATCTTGATGTCATAGTTTATAGAAATGCTGTTGTTGGATCTCAAGGTATTCAAGGTATACGGGGAGATCTTGGAATACAGGGTATTCAAGGTATTCAAGGTTCTCAAGGAATACAAGGTATTCAAGGTTATCAAGGAACTCAGGGTATTCAAGGTGATCTCGGCATTCAAGGCAATCGGGGTGTTCAAGGTTTAAGTGGGCAGGCAGTAGATAAAGGGGATCAGGGTATTCAAGGTATTCAAGGTAACTTTGGACAACAGGGTATTCAAGGTAACTTTGGACCACAGGGTATTCAAGGTAATCAAGGTCTTCAAGGTACTCAAGGCAATTTTGGAAGTCAGGGAATTCAGGGAAATCAAGGTACTCAAGGTAATTTTGGACCACAAGGTATTCAAGGAATTTCGATACAAGGAATTCAAGGTAGTTTTGGTCTTCAAGGAACTTTTGGTGCATCAGGTCCTACTGGACCTGTTGGTCCATCGGGTCAAACTGGACCTGTTGGTCCCACTGGACCTACAGGACCCATTGGTCCTACTGGACCTGTTGGTCCATCTGGACCAGAAGGTTTATCTGTCCAAGGATTTACGGGATCTCAAGGACGCCAAGGTATTCAAGGAATTCAAGGCAGTCAAGGTGCCGATTCGACCATACCAGGTCCTCAAGGTATTCAAGGTAACTTTGGACCTCAGGGTATTCAAGGTAATCAAGGTCTTCAAGGTATTCAAGGCAATTTTGGACCTCAAGGTATTCAAGGCAATTTTGGACCTCAAGGTATTCAAGGTAATTTTGGACCTCAAGGTATCCAAGGTATTTCTGTTCAAGGATCTACTGGTTCAGTTGGATCAATAGGATTGCAAGGAATACAAGGAATACAAGGAATACAAGGAATTTATGGTTCTCAGGGTATTCAAGGTAATTTTGGTCTTCAAGGTACAACTGGATCTGGATCTCAAGGACCAACAGGACCAACAGGACCAACAGGTCCAACAGGTCCAACAGGTCCAGAAGGACCAACAGGTCCAGTTGGACCCACTGGACCAACAGGAACTCAAGGATTTACTGGATCAACCGGTCCTGGAGGTGATTCTGGACCTCAAGGTATACAAGGTTTTACTGGTACACAAGGATTTACTGGTATTCAGGGTAACCAAGGAATTCAAGGAACTACTGGCACTCAGGGTAACCAAGGAATTAAAGGAACACAGGGAACACAAGGCACTGATGGAACTATAGGCACTCAAGGAACCACAGGTACTCAAGGAATAACTGGAAATCAAGGATCTACAGGTGCTCAAGGAATCATTGGAAATCAAGGGTCTACAGGTGCCCAAGGAACCACTGGTACTCAAGGAACCACTGGTACTCAAGGAACCACTGGTACTCAAGGATCTACAGGCACTCAAGGGTCTACAGGATCACAAGGAACTGATGGAAGACAAGGAATTCAAGGAATTCAGGGGATTCAGGGTGTTCAGGGTAATTTTGGAGTACAAGGTATTTCTGGAACAGGAAATCAAGGATTGACTGGTCCCACTGGACCTATTGGACCTACAGGACCTATTGGACCTACAGGACCTATTGGACCTACAGGACCTGTTGGTCCTACTGGTCCTACAGGAACTCAAGGATTTACAGGACCAACAGGTCCTGTAGGTCCAACAGGTTTACAAGGAATTCAGGGAATTCAAGGTATTCAAGGTACTCAAGGACTCCAAGGAGACCAAGGTCTTCAAGGTCTTCAAGGTATTCAAGGAGACCAAGGTCTTCAAGGTCTTCAAGGTATTCAAGGACTTCAGGGTCTTGATGGTGCATTTGTCGCTCAAGGAATTCAAGGAACTCAAGGTTCTCAAGGAACTCAAGGTTCTCAAGGAATTCAAGGACTTCATGGAACTCAAGGAACTCAAGGAACTCAAGGTTCTCAAGGACTTCAAGGAACTCAAGGTTCTCAAGGAATTCAAGGACTTCAAGGAGTTCAAGGTACTCAAGGGTCTACAGGTACTCAAGGAACCACTGGTACTCAAGGATCTACAGGCACTCAAGGGTCTACAGGTACTCAAGGATCTACAGGCACTCAAGGGTCTACAGGTACTCAAGGATCTACAGGCACTCAAGGAACCACTGGTACTCAAGGAACCACTGGTACTCAAGGATCTACAGGCACTCAAGGGTCTACAGGTACTCAAGGGTCTACAGGTACTCAAGGGTCTACAGGTACTCAAGGATCTACAGGTACTCAAGGATC